CACGAGATGGTGCAGATGCCCAGCCAAGAGCAGCGAGCTGTCTCCAGTCCGCTGCAAGCCCAGCGCCTGCTTCGCCCACCATGTCAACGGATTGCCACGGAATTGGTGACCGTGCGCCATCCCGACGATGGTGCCGCATACATCCAGGGTCATGGTTAGGTCATTCTTCGGGAAGGCAAACTTCACATGGTCGTAATCGGGATTTGCCCGAATCACCTCAGCCGCCTGCTCAAAGACCGCGACATCATCATTGTCACCGAAGGTCGTAAAGGCTTTGCCGTTACGCCGATTCTCACCGTGATTGCCTGGAATGGCTGCGACGATTATCTCTGGCGCGAACCGCGCCCAGCTGGTAATCGCCTTTACCAGCAACCTCCGTGCGACCGTGATCTGCTCGCGCCGATCTAGGTCTGTCTGAAATGCCTGCATGTCGTAATGCCCGTCGCAGCTCTCTACGACATCGCCAAGCCCTACGACCACAAGCCTAGAGAGCGGACGCCCAGTCTTCACTAGCTCTTTCCAACGGGCTTCCACCTCGTTGATCCCAGCCAGGAATCTTGCGACGATGCCAGCGGTTCCGCCGCCCTCGCCCTTGCCAAGCTGTAGGTCGCTGATTGCGACAAGCAGCGCCAGCCCCTCTTCGCGAACGGCTGGCTTTGTGAATTTATGTTTCTTAATCTCCTGGATCAGCCGCTCCATGTCCGCGTCTTCCGACACGGTGCGCTGGATGACTTTGCCCTTCCACTGTCGGTTGAGCTGACCTAGCGGATCGCCCCAGACATTGAAGAGCACTGGCTCCACAACCTGGAACCTCTCTGGGTCCAGACCCCATACCTTAAGGATCGTGTCCCAATCGGGCGCATTTGCCGCTGGGAGCGCCCCAGTGACGATGGTTCCCTCTTTGCCATCCCAAGCAACCCCTGGCTCCCAGCCCTGTGCGTGATGGCGCGTAGGCGGCTTTGGCTCATCCACCTCGTTCTGGACGGCGAGGACTTCCTCCATCGCCTTATCTAGCTGGCTCATCGTGGACACTTGCACTGCCCACGGCGGTGCCTATTCAGCGTGTGATCCTGGATCTCGTATTTGTACGCTATCCGTATCGCTTCGCTTAGGTGCCTTTTGCTGCGCGTTTTGTCCGCGAGCGCAGCAATAACTGCAACTCGCTCTTCGTCATCCAGCGCGGCGAGCAGTAAGCCAACCGAACACGGCGGTCCCTTGCGGACCTTACTTTGCGCCCCAAGCGCATCGTCCAATCTAGCCATGGTGTGCCTCCCACTTTCAAGCCTGCTTTTGCAGGCACCATGATCATAGGTATGTCGCTACTTCTTTGCTGTCTTATCCGTGGAGCCAGCGCCCACGCCGTACCTAGAGTTAGACGGGTCCAGGTAGGTCTGAATGACCTGGAGGCACGAAGCGAGACCAGCTGAGAGGATGACCTTGAATCCATCGCCATCCAGGTCCAGGAGCGGAATGCCCATCCCCAGCGCCACCGAAATAGACACCGTGAGAAATGTACGGGTACCGTCAAGCAGCGCCTCATCAATAGCCGTGCGAGCGAATACATCCTTAATCCAGTTCATCATTACTCCTTATGTCTAACGATTACTACATGCTTGAACGCAGGACCAGGCTTAGAAGCTGCGATCTGTCGCAGCTGATCTTCCGTGACCTTCACGGCAAACTGTTCCTTGCCCTTGCCAGAACGCGTGGGGCATGCCCACTGCCAACCCTCAACGGGATCCCAGCCCCCAGCGGTCATGTGTCCATACCCAGCATCCAATATTTTTTTATCTTTCTTAGCCCAGTACGAAGCCCAAGTTGTATGCCACTTGCTAATCTCAACGCCAGCTGGATATTCAATTGGCTGCTGCACATGAATGATTAGCCCAGCGCCAGCCTTTGCAGACTCAACCACATCGTCCCAGGAGTCCGCGTAGCGAGCCTTGCCGCCAAGCTGCTTCACTGTTTTGATTAGATCGCCAAGCGAACTGCCATTATCCGACACGCCATCGCGATCTACCTGACCAGTCGCAGCCTGCTTCGCCTTAATGCCATCCGCCGCGCTTAGGTTTAACTGGTAATTACTTGCGTATGAAAGCGCAGCCGCAGCGGAGGAAGGTCCGCAGTCATCTAATACGCCGCCTTTTTCCATGTGATCAAGCTGCGATTTGACTTGAAATTTAGGCACTTGCGGACTCCTTCTTGACATATACGGCTACTGCGCGAGCTGCATCCTCAAAGCCAAGAGCGGCGCTGATTGGATGACCAGCGGTTACGCCCTCTGCGTAGTAGTTTCCATCGTCTGCAAGCTTCCAGAGTGTGCCGCCGAATGCGCTGTTATCGTCATTAGGGACAAGCGCGACCCACTCACCTGGAGCGGTATCAACGCGAGTCCATCCCTGTTCGTGAAGCTCTTCAATATAATCCGCGCTACGCATCGTCCCCCCATCTCAACGGTCCAGTGGCTATCCAGAGGATCGTTAGTAGAATAAATAGTGCGCCCATGCTTTCCTGGGTAGTCCCAGACGGGAGCACAATTACTGCAAAAAGCAACCCAAGTATTGTGAAGGATCCGCCTACAAGGTCCAATATAATAGATTTAAATTTCTTAAACATTATCGGCGTCCCTTTCTGCTGCTGCTGTTTTGATTGCCTCCCGCGCCGCCGCCGCCGCTTCCGCCAGATTGCCTAGCTGCGTTAGATGCGGCTGCTGTAATGCTTGCGATTTGACTAGACACAATTGCGACCGCTGCTGGCTGTGCAGCCTCACGCTCTTCCGCGTCAAGATCTTTCCCGATTTCTGTGATTGCCGCTAAGTCACCAACAAAATCCGCAACTGCTTCCGCCGCAGCTCCAGCAATCTCCGCCACTGCTTCTACGGCAGGCGGCACAGCGGGCTGTTCTGGCTCAGGAGAAGGAAGGCTAGTGGGATCAGGAGAAGGGGCAAGAGACGGCGAATCACTTGGCTCCATGGTTGGAGCTTCCGTCGGTTCTGGAGAGGAAGACGCGGCGGGAGGATCCGTGGGTCCAGCGGTTGGTGTTGGCTCAATCGTCACCTCTGGAGTTGGCTGAGGCGTTGGCTCAGGGGTTGGCTCAGGCGTGGGGTCAGGGGTCGGCTCCACGCTTGGATCGGGCGTAGGAGGCTCTGTGGGCGTCGGAGACGGGTCCTGCGTAGGTTCTGGCGTCTGAGTGGGTTCTGGCTCTAGCGTTGGCTCTGGAGACGGCGTAGGGCTACCTACAGCCCAGGTCGTATTGCTGACTTGTAAGAAGCCCGATCCGCAACAGGAGTCAGTGCTTAGAATGCGGAATCCGAAGATTCCGCCTGCGGCGATGTACACGGATTGACTGCCGCTCTGTTGCAGCGGGTTATATCCAGCCTGGTTCCAGATCGCCAGATCAATCCAGCTTTCATCAAGAAGCATCTGCGCGCGGTCGTAGAAGGCGCCATCGCTTGTCCAATATGACCAGTCAAAAGAAACTGTTTCGCCAACGGATGAATCTGTCGTTAGTCCCGTTACGGTATTTTGCCACGGGTAACCAGGTCCAGCGTTGTTGCTACCTTCAATCAAGATCGTGCCGTCTGTTAGCGTGATTGTTCCGTTGGAATCAATCTGCTGGTCCCACTCATCGGCGCTATCAATTGCGTAAGCGTTCGCAGCAAACGGAAAAAGAGTAACGAATACCAGCAGGAACGCTAGTGTTCGCCTATTCACTTGCCGCTAGATAGCCAAGAAGTTACGCCAGCTAGACCACTGATTCCTAAGAGGGCGATTACGAACTTGGCGAGCCGATACGCACCGCGAGCCTCTGCCAGTTCTACGCGAACGGCAGACAGATCAGCTTCAATGCGATCTAGTCGCTCAACGATTGAATCAACTTGACTCTTGGTCATTCAGGATCAGCGGGAGTTTCTTCGTCTGTAGTGCGTGATGGGATGCTGACCGTCTCGTCAATCACAGGAGCGACCCACCCAGCACGAGCAACCAAAGCCGTGCCGTTCCAACGGTATTTTGCGTGAGAGTATTTGTACCAATCGGCGGGAATTGCTGCTGGTGCAATCTCAATTGCATCCACAAGTTCTGCGCCCCAGGTATGAATCTCGCCATTCTCGTTTGCACGAATGAACAGTTTCTCTGCCATATTCTCTCCTTACGCCATTGTGATTGTGCGCGTTTCAACAGTTGCGGTGCCACCTCTTGTAAGGAATGTGGCTGTTCCAAGATTGGTCAGCGTTGAACTGTTTGCACCCCAAGTGTTTGCAACATTTGCATAGATCGTAGCAGTTCCAGGAGCAATCAGCGTCGTATTCAATCCCCAATAAGTGTTGCGCTCGTAGTTTCCGCCCAGACCATACGATGCTCCACTTTGCACCTCAAAACTATTTGGTGCGTCAAATGATATGATGCCCCAACTTGGCGTGATCATTTGTGGACTTAGTTGACGATACGCAGCAGAGGATGTACCAGCAATCTGTACCCGCGCAACGCCAGCCAGAGGGTACTGATACACAGTTCCATTGCTTGCTTCATTGTTAGTCAAGAAGTGCGTTGCTGAGCCGACGCCAACAAGCGGAGATGGGGCGTTGTTGCTGGTTGAGTTTCCCATAGCAAGCATACCGTGGGGAACCATCGCTGGTCCTACAGATCCAAACTTGCGAACACCGAGGCGCCCATTGCCGCCAATTGACCATCCTGTCTGCAAGTCGTAATGCTGCTCAACTGGAGAAGCATCATTTCCAGCACCCATATTAATCAAACTTCTAGATGAGACTCCAAGATCCACGATTCGCGCGGCAGCAGTTGGTGGCGTGCGCCACATTACGGTTCCACCAGTACGATCTAGTGCATAAATTCCGTAGGAGTTGCCTACAAGAATAAGTGCGTTGACCGAATCCCAGATTGCCCAAAGCGGAGAATCAAACGAGGTGAACAGCGTGTTATCTGCGGTTGATGCGGCAGTGATGCTAGCGCTGCCAACAGTATATTTGCAATAACGGTACACGCTGTCCGTGTTTGTAGCGTTTGCGACTACACCGAATGCGTGAATAGTCCCAGCAGTTGGCGTTCCAACAGCGTCTGGAACGAATACAGTGGCGTATGTTGCCCCTACGCGAGTAGACGACGCAGTTCCGAACACAGCAGAATATGCACTTCCGCTCACATCGTTGACAAGCCAGATTGAAACAGTCCCAGCGCCTCCTGTTGTTGCCGTTGCCTGCGATGTATTTCGGTAATCTCCGCCGTACCACGCACCAAGCGTCTGGCTCCAATG